TATAAACAACACCATCAATAGTGGTATTAAATACATGACCACTAGCGATTGTCAATTTCGAAGGCAAATTTGCTTCCCCCGATAGATTAACATTTAATTTGACTTTAGCAACCGCTGATTTCTTAGAATCTGGTATATAACCTATTCCTTCAGAAAGAGAAACCAAAGAACTTCTTAACTGCGCAGTGCCGATGAACGACTCGTTTAATGCGTAGTTTGCAATTAAAGCATTATAATGAGTATTATATGCCAGAACATCTAAAATATTAGATAGTCCAGATGCCTCAAAATTATAATCTGTAAACTCATCAGACGCTGCTAAAAAAGTTTTAAGATTGCCCTTAATCGACTCAAAGTCTAAACCAGTAGATTTTACTGTTGTTGCCATTAAACTAACCTCGAAACTGTTGTTTCATATGTGATTATTTGGTCTGTATTCAATATTTGAAATACTATTTTAACATCGATGGCATTATATATTTCAGATACTTCAACAGTAATTTTTCTAACACCCGCTCTGGGTTCATACTGCTGAACTGCATTTTTAATTCTTGATATTATCTCGCCGCCAGACTTTTCATCTGCCAATTCGAAAAGCATAGATCGAATATCTGCCCCAAAATCAGGTTTAAATGGTTTTTCAAACCTATTAGTGGAGATCAAAGTCTTAATTGCTTGTCTAACTGCAGCTGCTTCTGTTTTCTTGAAGATATCGCCAGTTGTTCTCTTGTTGAAATTTAGATCGATATCTTTATAGATTAAATCTCTTGTAACTACAATCGACGCGGCGTCTAGATTTCCGTCTTCTTGTGAAAATATTTTAGTAGCCATGAAAATCCGTCAATATGTTTGTGATATTCTGTTCTTTTTATTTATAATCATTCAAGCACTTCTACTAATTCATTTGCTGATAAAAGTTCACCATTCATATCTGTTTGTATTTTTTGAGAGAAATTAATATCAAAACTCTCTGTACATTCAGGCATTGTCAATACTATTTGACAACTGATAGAACCATCAGGATCATACGTATCATAATCTAATACCAATTCATCAAACTGTGCATAATCTTTCCAAAAAACTGCAAGGTCAAAAGACTTTTCTATATCAATTTGCCCAGAAGGTGCCATTAATTGATAAACAATAGATTTACCTGTCATTTTATTCTTATTAATGCCGCTGGGTGATTCTGTTATTGCCGGAACGTAAATTCCCTCAGAAACGGTTAATCTATTTTGATTAAAATCTGAGTTCTTTTGCACCAACCTAATCGCTTCTGCTTGAAGATATAACTGCCTTGCAATTTTTTTAGTGTCTTCTGTTATTTGATCAAACTGGGTTCTTGATCCAGGAGCTCCTAAAAATTTAGCAATGGGTATTCCAGGTCCAACTTTTGTTGAAGATGTTATTGAATCGAAAAAATTAGGATTGTATGTTGGGTCAACAAGGTATATACTCATACTAAGAACCTCTTGCTTCTATTTTCAGGAGGGTTGTTGCCAAGAATCGTTTCGCCGAACCTTATCTTATTGCTATTAGAATTTGTTCTACCGATTTTTTTAGGTCGAGTATCTCTAAATTTATTTGATAGTCTACCTTCAGCAATGAGATTTCCCGTAAACTCACTATTGTTTCTATTCGATTTATCTCGCATTTTCGATCGTATTTCATGAATCGTAGGTATGTAATTAAACAAATCGCCATATTCATCAGTCTTAAGAATCTGTTTTTTCAACTTATCATCTTTATCTACTTCTACTTCTCTTATACCATAGTTACCAGTATATAAATGTGTTGTTACAACTGGCGCAATTGGCATTGGAGCGGTAGGAGGAATTGTAACATATGGCATAACCATCGGATAAATTTTTGGTATTTTCGGTTTAGATGGTCCTGTTGGTGCAGATCCTGCAGTTGTAGCAAACTCTGAAAAGGGAGTATAACCTGCTCTATTTGCATACAGTGAAGTTATTGATTCAGTTGCTTTACCTATTAATGAACCATAAAAAGTAGTACCACCCAATCCCGTTCCTCCAGGAGGACCAGAAAATGCTTTACCATAGTGGTCCATAAATTCGCCACCGATCGTACCTCGGAAACCCATAACACTAGCAGTAAATCCAGAAATATTAACTGTCAGTGCGCTCGCTGCCCACTCATTAACTGCAGTCGTTATTAGTTTATTGCCGGAAGTAAGTTCAACGTCACCCTCAACATAATTTCTCTGCTTACCTTTGATTAATTGATTGTTATCACCAAGAACAGTATTCGTATTCATGCCAAGGACTTTAACACCTTTATCACCTTTTACCGTTGTATTCTGGTTTTCAACAACTTCAACTGTGTGACTTCGATGGATACTTTCCGTCATATCACCAGAGGTTTTAACATTAATATTACCACCAACGTCTAAATTATAATCACCTGTTACTTTAATGTTCAGGTTGCCATTATAAACTAAATCTGCCTCGCCTTCAATAACAACTGTATTATCACCTCCAACGATATCGACTCGTTTATTCTTTGAGGCATATAACACACTACCGTCTGATCTAAACTCAACGCCAGCGCCGCTCTTATGTTTAATTAAGATTCGCTCACCACCTGGAGTATCGTCAATTTCTATTGAGTGACCGGATTGGGTTTCATTTACTTGATTATAAGGGAATTCTGATGGTTTTTGATCTGCCAACTCTACACTGACGTTATGATCCCCGCCGCCATTGTACAGTTTATTAATCCGCTCGCCTCTCGCTGCTTTGTTAATAGATGTACCGAAAAAATGATCGCGTGCAGGAAACTCACCAGTTGGATCTGCAAACCCTTCCCTTGGAACGCCTTCAGAAATTTCTCGACCTTCTCCAAGCGTGGTTAATCGTTTTGTTAAATTATCTACTTTATTTGTCATTCGGGTAATCTCTCAGCGATTAATTGTTTCCTAGTAAATGGCGGATTTGAAGTAGGATCTTTGAAAAGAGATTGTTTACCAAAAACATTTTTACAGTATTCAATAACTTCAAATCCTGGATCTTCTTCCTCTGGATCTATTTCATTATGCCCTAAAATTTGACCGCCTGGATTAACTTCATAAAAAGCACGACAGAATTGTTCAAAAGTATTCATCTGACTTCTCGTTAATGACGTAGAAGACCTAAAATCAGTTGGATTTGGCGTTCCAGAAGGAGCATTGATACCACCAATAAAACATAATCCAATGCTATTAACATTATGCCCATTCGTGTCACAATGATCGCCCTGTTCGTCTACAGGACGTCCTCTCTGTAAAGATCCGTCTCTTTTTATAATGTAATGGTATCCAATTCCTTTCATACCTAATGTCAACTGTCTCTCGTTGATTTCTTCAGAACCTATGTTGGCATTGCTAAAAGTATCAGACCAATGGACAACGACCTCTGTTACTTCTCTCGTTGTTTTTCTTAACTCTGCTCGAAGCTCTTCTGTTGAAGATACAAAGGTAAAAATAAATCCCTTTGCGCCAACCCCATTTTTCCAAGTGTTGCCTGTTGCATCTATGACGAAGGGGTTTTCAAAAGCACTGTTGGCAGTGTCGATAATTTTACTACCCGATATCGTAGTATCTAAGTTTTCTAATGCATCTGTAATTAGTTTTCGTAATTCGGGTTTTTTCTTCGCTAGAATATCAATTGCTCTTGCTCTCTCAGAATCAGTCCCCTGAGATAATCTAAGAACATCATTTCTTTCTTTTTCTGTCAATTCTATATTATTTTGCGATATAAAACTATCTAAACTTGTGCCATTGTTTTTTGAGGTTTCTACAATGCCTTGAAGAATACCAGTAGAAGTCGCGCCTCTAACAAATCCATTTAATTCTTTATCGAACTTGTCGGTTTCTGTTTTGATCAAAGACAAATCTTTTGTTAATGACTTAACTGATCCAAAAACCGTATCAGAACTATCTTCTGTTGTAACACCGCTAACAGATTTGAGAGAACTTTTAATAACATCTTGTGACAAACCGTTACTTGTATCACTAAGTGCGGTAGAAACATCGCTTGCAGATGTTGTTGCCTTTGTCTTAAAATCGTCAAACTTTGATTGCGAAATAGTATCAACAGAATCGGTCCAACCTAATGGTCCGTTAAACAGTCCGTCTTCTGCACTATCTGGGTTATACGTTCCGAGACCTGCGCCACCGCCAACCCCCGCAGTAGAATTTATCGTATTTATTAAACTTGTAGTATTATCTGTGGCAAGGGTCAACAAAGATTCTACGTTAGCAGCTGCTCCGATTTTTCCTGAGAGACCTTCCATAGTTGTTTTAAGTGAAGAAGGATCGGCAGCAGTTACTATATTTTGCAATGGGTCTGGTATAATGCCGCCGGTGTTTATACCAAGTCCTGTTATTAGACCAATGACGGACGAAATTGTTCCACCTATTCCAGCGTCTTCAGTGATTCCCTCCATAATACCGCTATCATTAAAATTAACAGTAACTTTCACTCCCATAGAAGAAGAAAGAGCACCGATAGATTTTTCCATTGCTTTATTTTTTAAATTATCTGCAATTGAACCAGTTTCACCAAGCAATGCTTCTTTAGGGTTTTCTTTAAAGGCATTCAAATTGTCCTGAGCGCCGCTCAATTTGCCTTGAGCATCAGATTTAAATGCGTTCGTTTTGTTTTCCGCTTCAGAGGTTACGCTTAAAAACCCTCCTTTGATTTCTCCTGCCTTTTTACCGAGTTCAGTTTTTTTCGCAGAAGTTTTACTTTTGAAAGCAGTCTTTGCTTGTTTTTCAACGTTTTCATATTTAACAGATTTATTTGCTGATTTTAATTTGTTGTCTATCTGTTCTTTCGTAGTACTCATCGTAAAACCTCTTCCTCAGCAATTATTGCAGTATCTTCAACAGAACTATTAGATATGTCAGTTCTTTTTAAATAATATTTTAAGAATATTTGGGCAGAACCATCAGACCCTTTAATTTTATTTGTACGGAGTAACTTAGAATTTGCTATAGTTTGTGTCGTTCTTAATTCAAACAACACATATTGTAATTGGATAGAAAAATGCTGATAAGAACCTTTTGGTTCAAACTGACCTGCAAACTTAATCAGGTTTCCGTATCTTGGACTATTAGATTTCCAAGAAGCGATACCTCTTCTATCTGAAGTATCATTTTCTTGAAATGAAACAAACTTAGAAGATTCTTGTAACCCAGCAACAATACCTGCCGCTTGCGGTATTGCATAACCATTGTCTATAAAAAACTTCATCGCCTGACTTCTTCTAAGAGCTTCGTTAACATCTTCTTTTTCTGCGGTATCGTTTTCGATTTCTGGTTCTTCTACATTCTGTTCACGTTTGTTTAATCGGGTTTTAAATACGCTCAACTCTTGTTCGTTTGAAAGTTTTGCCTGAACACCTGTTGGATATTCTATTTTAGAAACTGATCCCAAAATTATCGGCAGTTGAGAAAATTTAGCGTCAAGAAAGAATCCATATACCAAAGCACCAGGTAAGACCTGAGGAACCCTGCCGTGACCAGAAGATCCACCTTCAGTTAAAGGTATCATTACTTGTGCCCATGGAAGATCAGATTCTCCTATTTCTCCTGTTGACGGGTTGTGTATGCCATGAACACGAATACGAACTCTTCCCTCAAAACCAAAGGGAGGAGTAGAATTGATAACAGTAGCAACAAACCATCTGAAATCATCTCCATAATATTCTTGTGTTTGATTAAACATTGTTTATTACCGAACCATTATTATCAAGTTTTGTTAGATTTAAAGAAATATTATGCGTTGTTTCTTTAAATGTATGCCTTGCAGCATAGACCAGATATTTACCGGATTTTGCTTTATCGAGAATTTCATCTTGATCTGTACCTGCATCAGCACCTTTTGAGTTTAAGAAACTTAATTGTACAGTGTCGCCAACGCTGACTTTAGAATATGCAAAGGGTACTCCAGGAACATTAACATTAATCATATTGTTATATAAAAAGTTCCGAACTGCCATCACTCTTAGTTTCAGTTTGTTTTCTTCCTTATTAATTACATCATGATATCCATAAAAACTGCCATAAGTATTATTACTAGAAATTCTATGATAAGTCTTAGAATTAAAATTTTCTAGATTTTGGTCGTCAATAATCTGCCTTGGGTCAAACATTGTTTGTGTATTAGTTTCTAATATTCCCTCTTGCTCCATTTGTGTAACCAAATTACTAGCAGTATATTTTTCGAAAGAAACGCGACCAGTATTAATATCAATGTCATTAAATATAGATGCTACTGCACCATTTTGAATCATTTTAAGATTATCCCCAACGCCATTAAATTTTACTGCATTAATAATAAAATTTCTTTGACTAACAGGTAACGACTCGGCAGAAGATGAAACTGCAGAAGAGTAAATGTATGGCTGTCTTGAATTAAATGGTTTTTGCAAGAACATTGTATCAAAAGAACCAAGTCGAATATTATCGTCGTTTATCGAAGCATACAAAAATAATGGCGAACCGTTTTTAGTGGTTGCTCTTTGCAATAACAAATTGCATGCATCAATGGGATTGAGATAGGGTATATTAATTTTCCTAATCCCTTGAGCACTTTCTGAAAGATAAGATAGATCTACATTCTTTTTTAAGTTTATCAAAAGAATATTGGTAATCATATCTTCAATTCTACCAGTATATGCTTTACTAATTCGTTGCATTGAACTTAGAAAATAATGTTCTTCAACTAAAGAAATCAAATGCACTTCTGATGTGTCAGTTCCTTTGACAGTCTTTTCGATTTTCGACATTATAAAAGTTTTTTCTGTAATAAATGGTTCATCGAGTTTATCAATAGACGCTACAGATAATGTTAATCTTTCAGAACCTTTAAACTCGATTCCTCCGATTAATCCAATGTCGTCAACAAGGACTAATGAACCGGTAAGAAAAGACTTTTCTATATTTTCGAAAATGTTTAGTTCAACAATAAGTCGAGAAACATCAAACGATTGTCCTGCAAACCGATCTGCGGTTATAACTGCAGATTCAATTTTATATTGTTGTTCTTGTCCGGAAGTTGCCATTTATTTTCTTAATGCTTTTTTGTATTCGCCAACAACTTTAGTTATCGCTCCAGGACGAATAACCTTAATATTCTTTAGATCTTCGTTTTTATCTTTGAAACGAGATTCCCAAGTAACAGAGATTAAACCAGAACGGGTATCAGTGCCTCCATCAAATCCTTGCTGTGACGGTTCAATATCAACATAGACACCATCAGAGTTTTCATAATGATGGATTGCTTCATATTCTTTTGTGACACTAACTACATTACCGACGGTATAATTTATTTGTGCCGCGTCGTATGACAATTGAGTGGTTCCTAACATAAGATTATGTATTAACGATTTATTAAGGGTTTGACCTGATACTGGATCAACCGGATCAACAGTAAGATATACTTGTCCGAGGTCGGGATTTTTTTTCTTAACTGTTGCTTTAAGTCCAGCGCCAACCACATTAACAATTGTTCCAACAGGAAAGTTTGGTTCAATTGGATCTTCAAATGTGCAGGTATGTCCACCATATCTCTCTTGGACAATTTCATCTTGACGATCTAATGTTAACGGCCATCCTGATTCTTTCAATTTATCGTTTAACAAATAAAAAGTCCAGTAATAGTCAACTGTTCCGTAAAGTCTAAAAGAAAGACTATCTGGTCTTTCGTTATCAATAATGTTGATAGTTTTGTACAACGTCAGTTGTTCTTTAACGTTTTCAAACAAATCAACATATGTTGTTAATTTAGGGAAATAAACTTCATCTTCATTATTACCAAATGCATACTTAGTTATGGGGAAATCTATAAAATGTCTTGGCATTACTTAGTATCCTTTCTTAATATCTTCTTTACTCAATGTTCTCGCTTCAATAAAGTTCATTGTCATTTCTATTTCTTGAAAATTACCATCAGCGTGCATGCCCATCGAAGTTGGGTTGTAAGTGATCTGACAAGATTTTAAAAAACAGGGTAAAATCTTAGTGGGTGCTTCGAGTGTTTTACCATTATATAAGAATTCTATTTCAAACTTGTTAGGAAATTTATAACCAAGCGACAATCCCGTGTTTTGATCATTACCACCTTGTGGTGATATTTTTTCTGGATAAAGTTCAGTACGAAATACTTTGATTATCTGTTTTACTATCTCAGATTCTTTTGCTGACATAGGAATAAATTTAAACGAAAAATTAAAATTTCTTGGCGTTACGCTTTCAAATAGTTGTCTAGTATTAGGATTAAGAGTTACCTTTCCGACAGACTTAACAGCATTTCCTAATTCTCCAGCGCCACCAACGGTTCTAACAATCGCCAATTTTGCTGCAGGGGTTGCCGCTGGACCTTTAAGACTATCGACGAAAGAAGAAAGACCTTGAGCAAGTCCTGCACCAGCACTACCGGTAGCACTACCGCCAGCAGCTAATCCTCCTGCAGCAACAGCGCCCATTGCTCCTAAATTTGCTCCAGTATATGCAACGTCATCATTAATAGTTATTGCTTGTGGTAAGAATAATTTAATTATCTGACCTCTCTCGTGCCTGTCTAATGTAAACGAGGTTGTATTTGATTCAGAAAGGTCGCCTGCATTTTCTTCTTTCGCTTTATTCTTTTCTTCTTCTTCTTTAGCAATTTCTTTCGGATTGTCTGGAATCTTTTCTCCTCTTTCATCAAACTTTTCTTGACGAGAGACTAATGCTGACAGATTTCCGAATATCCCACCCAAATCAACAGGTTGATCTTTAAGAACAGTAAATACAACTTGAGCAGGATAGTCTCCCTGATCTTCAAATGGAAATACTAAAGTCTCGCCGGTATCAAAGTTATCGTTTTCTTCTGATGCGACAACTTCTTCAGTTCTCTGTACATCTCCAGGGTTTGGAGTTTGTTCAGTTGTTTGTAGTTTTTCTTGAATTTCCCGTTCTTCTTCGGCAGTCGCCATTTTCTACCTCAAATAAATAGATGTTCGATTGGTTTATTTATAGCGTTTCTATGGCATATTCAGGAAGATACAGAGTTAAAAACCCATCAAAATACAAGGGCGATCACACTAATGTAATATATCGTTCGATGTGGGAGAAACATTGTATGCAATATTTCGATGTCTCTTCTGATGTTATTCAATGGTCCAGCGAAGAAATTATCGTACCATACCTTTACGAAATTGATAAAAAATATCACAGATATTTTCCAGACTTTAAAGTTACTTGGAAAGATAAATCAGTTAGTCTCATAGAAGTAAAACCCAATAAAGAAACTATGCCACCAAAGGGCAGAAAGACAAAACAGTTTATTACTGAAGCATATACTTTCGTTAAGAATCAAAACAAATGGGAAGCGGCAAATGAATTGTGCAAAGATCAGGGATGGAGATTTGAGGTGTGGACAGAAATAGAATTACGTGCAATGCGTATACTCCCAAAACCTCTTAAAAAATTAAAACCGTTGCCAAAATATACTAGAAAAAAGAATAAATAGATGCTATGAGTAACCTATTTAAAACACTAGAACTTGCTGCATTCCGCGCTGGAATAACTCCAAGAACCAGACAGTCACGAGAATGGTTTAGGCAGAAAGCAAGAAGGATAACCGGCATTGACCGTGAAAAGTTAATGAATGAAGAAGAACTAGACCGAACGTCTACTGAGATTGCAGGGCACATGTATATGTTTCTTTATGACCCGAAACATAAAGACAAGTTGCCATATTATGATCGGTTTCCTTTAACAATAATTGTTGGTCCAGCACCAAAGGGTTTTTATGGTTTAAACTTGCATTATTTGCAACCAGTAGTTCGTGCCAAGTTTCTCGACGCTTTACTAGACATAACAAACAATGATCGATATGATGACACGACAAAATTTAATTTATCATATAATCTTTTAAAACGGTCTTCTAAGATGAGGCAATTTGCCCCCTGCTTTAAACATTATCTAACATCACAAGTGAAGGGAAGATTCGCTAAAGTATCTGCGCCAGAGTATGAAATCGCTGTATTTTTACCTACGGCAGATTTCGCCAAAGCAGGACAAGCAAAGGTTTATGCAGACTCGAGGAAAATAATCAATGCCTTATAATCTAGAAGAATTTAAAAATCTTGCCTCGAGATCTGGGGGATTTGCGAGAACAAATCTCTTTCGAGTTATTTTTTCTCCAGAAAACGCTGCAAGAGAATTAAACCTTCTTTGTACAAACGTTTCTGCACCAGGAAGACAAATATTAACAAATGAACGAATAATTGGAATGACCAACAAAAGGGTAGCATATGGTTATGCCGTACCCGAAGTAACAATGACATTCATAACACTTTCTGATTACTATTCAAGAAATTTTTTCGAAGAATGGCAATCAAACATTATCGATCAGACTAATTATACCGCAGGATACTATAAAGATTTCGTCAAAGATATTGGAATACAAGGATTAAGGTCGGGCGGCAACGTTGCTAATAATTTAATCAGCGGTAATTTTCCTGCTGTCTTTAAGTTTATCGACGAATTCGTAGAACTTAATCCTGAAGACGAAATTGCATATTCTTCAACGTTGATTGATGCTTACCCCACTTCTCTTACTGAAATGACATTCTCAAATGAAGCAGATGGAATAGTCACTTTCTCAGTAAGTTTCGTATACAAAGATTGGTCGAGTAAATTTTCTGGATACAAGACTAATTTTAGTAATAACGTACAAAATTCTCTTCTTAAAAAGGGATTTGATTTATATAAGGACTTGAAAGGATAAAATATAATGGCATTACCCAAACTGAATGAAACTATAAGATATGAAATTGAAATACCATCGACAGGAAAGACAATTAAATACCGACCATATTTGGTCAAAGAAGAAAAAGTGTTATTGACTGCATTTGAATCTGGAGATCAGAAACAAACATTAGAAACAGTAGTTGATACGATTGAAGCGTGTGTTTATAGTAAGTTACAAAGAAACAAATTAACAACGTTTGATATCGAATACTTGTTTATGCAAATACGATCCAAGTCTGTTGGTGAGATATCGACTGTTGGATTGAGTTGTAGTGAATGCGATACTGTTAATGAGATACAAGTTGACGTTTCTGAAGTAGTAGTTAAAAAGTCAGAATCGGTTGACAATACAATTGATATTGTCGATAACATTAAAGTAAGAATGCGATATCCATCTTTCTTAGACTTAGCATATGTTACTTCTTCTAAAGAAGATAAAAACGATAACGATGTTGCATTTGATTTGCTTTCCTCTTGTGTTGAAGCAGTAATTACTGACGATGAAGAAATATTAGCAGAAGATGAGTCGAAAGAAGCAATGAGAGAATTTGTTGAATCTATGACTACAGGACAGATAAGCAAACTTACAGAATTTATGGATTCAGTACCGAAAGTGGCTCATGATGTTAGTTTTACTTGTCAATCATGTGGGAGTTTGAATACTAAAACAATTGAGGGTATGCAGAATTTTTTTTAATATGCCTCTCTCATGATAATTTGGTGAATCATTATCAATTGAACTTTCAGTTAATGCAACATCATAATTATTCACTAACTGAACTAGATAATATGATGCCTTGGGAGAGGGAAATTTACGTTGCTATGTTAATTGAACATATCAAAAAAGAAAACGAAAGATTAAAGGCGCAAAACAATGGCTGACGTTATAAAACCATTAACTACCGTTCAAATGGCAATGGTTCTTGCTAATGAACAACGAAAAAAAGAAGAAGCGTCACAAGGTCAGTTAATTCCTGCTGGTGCTGACGATAATCCGCAACAACCCTCACTCGGCGAAAAATTTTTCCAGATGATCGAAGTACAAACTGGATACTTAGAAAGCATTTCTGCCGATATAGAACTTCTTGTTACTCAGTTTGATGAATTTATGACAGCACAAGGTCTTGCGAGGTTAAAGGATCTTGAGGATAAAAGAGAAGAAACACCTGCAATTCCAAATTTTCCAGAACCAGAAGAGCAATCTGGTGGGTTCTTGAAGAAAATCAGAGAATGGATCGGAAAATTTCAAACAGGGTTTATCCTTGGATTGACAGCATTTCTATCAGCATTGACTCTTTCTAATTTTGGATTTACAGGTTTCGAAGGCAAATTGCTCGATAGCATCAAAAACAGTAAATTTTTGACCAATTTAAAGAATGCGACCGGAGGTGTTTTCGATAAGATTAAAAACATATTTACTACTTTCAAAACATTCATTACAGACAAATTCCCGAAGTTTGATCTTGAAAAAATTAAAACTACTATTTCCAAGGTGCTTGATCCTGTTGCGGACTTTTTCCGGTCAGTTGGAGGAAGAATAACAGGATTCTTCAGAGTCGTTGGTAAGTTTCTTGCTCCGCTCGCTATTGCAATGTCCGCCTTTGATGGATTCGGTCAAGCGAAAGAAGCTGCAGAAGAAGGCGAAGGTGCATTTACTGTTATCGGAGAATTTATCAAAGGATTTGTTGGTTCATTTATTGGCGAGTTTGCAAATCTAATCAAAACAATTCTTCTTTTTCCGTTCAAAGCATTAGGTATCGGAGTTGGTGAAGATGGTAAATTTGATACGAGCAGTCTAGTTGGTACTTTTCTAAGTAAAATAGAAACTCTTAATTTTAATGAGTTAATTCAAAACTTCATTCAAGGGGTGTTTGATATCTTTGATGGCGTTTATAATGGAGTTCGAGATATAGGTAGGTCTTTGGGGTTAGTCGATACCACCGCTGAAGATGTAGATCGCGACATTGCTGGAAAGAAAGAAAGTTTGAACAAAACAGAGAATAATTTAATCTCGAAAAAGAAACAAAGACAAGGGTATATCGATGCAGGAATCATGGTACCGCCGGCACTAGATCAAGAAATACAATCTCTTGAAACTCGTAAAGCACAAACAAAAGCAAGCATTATTGAAATGCGAAGATCGCCAGTGCCAAGAAATGCAGTTGCCTCAGAAACATTAGCGACAGAAACTCAGACTAATAGAGAAAATAGTGGTGGAGCAGGAGGACTGGCGGTTGTAACTAATAGTTCTTCAACTAATATCGACAATTCCTCAAACTCCACCGCTATGATAGAGTCACCATCAGCAATTGATGGATTGAATCTATCTGTGACCTAGTCCTCTTGCGCTAATTTAGCAAAATAGGACATTGTATCATCCTCTTCTTCAGCAGTAGCGTTTACTGAAGGTGCTGGAGACTCTTTAATAGGAGTTGGTTCAGCAACCATATCAAGTGCTACATTTTGCTTGATGGTCTGTGGAGCAGATTCTCCAAGAACCATAGCGAGTCTAGCAGTTAATTCCTCATAACTCTTATACTGTGCAGGATCAGTAAACTCATTCAGGTCGTAGACGCCATTGTAGATTTCTTCAAGGGCATCATCAGATTCAGAGAGAGCAGAGGGTGAACTAAACTCTGACTTGTCATAGTTACGATAACCTTCTACATTACGAATCTTCAATTTAAAGGATGCACCTTCCCAGAAGTCAAAAGGATTGATAGGATTCTCATCAGCAAACTGTGGTTGCATAACGTCCATAATCTTATCAAAGATCTTCTTACCATAAACAAATAAGAAGGTTTGACCTTCGTTGGCGGGATTAGATGAATCGCTTTCAACTAAAATATTTGAAACATAATGTAATCGTCTTTTGCGTTCGCGGACAATCTCTTTATCACGTTCATTACCAGAGTTCCACAGTTTACTGTTTGCTTCTGATACAGGATCTTTTTGTCCGATCGATGTCAAAGATTTTTCGATATACCATTGACCAGTTGGTCCTTTAAAACCATGATCCCAATATCGAACCCATGGGAGTTCATTACCTTCCGGTGCAGGAAGAAATCGAATGACAGCATACCCATTACCTGCTTTATCAACAGTAGGTTTCCAGATACGTTCATCAACGTATGACTTCTTAGATGATTCGGGAGCTCCTTCGCCTGATGCTGCTTGGACGAGTTTAGAGATGGTGTCGCGGTTACGCTTTAAGTTTGTAAAAGACATATATTTTCCTTCGTATTTACAGTGTGTGTTTTTTGTATGTTCAACGTATTATACTCTATTTTTAATGGTAGAGCAACCATATTTATAGCGGAAGGGAATTACCCTTCGGCATAAAATTCAGTGCCTGTGCTTCGACTTCTAACTTATTCTTAATAGATGTCGACAAAAATTTTTTAATATCTTCAATCTCAATATTATTCTTTTCGCAAAGATCAACAATCGCGTCGATGTATGACAAATTCTTTAAGCGGACTGCATCCTCAACCATCTTTGAGAATTTATTTTTGGTTAACATTAACCCGTCCAACTTCATTTTACATACTCCTTTTTCCAGATTGATTGTATATCGGGATACCAAACCCCAACGGTTCTTTTTACCTCACCATTTCTATCATACGCCATTGCCTTACAAACAGCAAGGACTTTCTTCTCTCTGTTCTCGCCGAAATGAGAGTCGTTCCACATTCCAGTCCTAAGATAGTTACGCATATTTTGAACATAAGTTTCTGCGGTCTGGTATTGGATTCTTACTTTTGGGTCTTTTGATTCAGCGTTTGATTTGGAGGAACTTAGATATTTACTCCATTCAGTCAACCATTCTTTAACTTCTTTTGGATCAACAAAATCATAAACGACTTTTGTATATATCTCTTTTTCTTTATCAACATTCTCGCGCATCGTATGTGCACTTTTTAACAATGGCAATAGAGTATTCTCGAGACTTTTCTTGACGGATTCGGGCATAAACTTTAGTTGCATTGCTTTCCAACCGTGTTTCGCAAACACAGTCATAAAGACATCGGGTAGGATAACAGTTTCTTCATGCATATCCCAACCCGACTCTTCGCGAATCCATTTCTTCAACCAGTGTAGAGCAAGTTTAGGATCTGCTTCCATATGCGCGAAATCTTCGCATTTAACGAATGCTTCAATTCTTTCTTCTTCTGTCTTTGCCTTACGTAGTTTATCCCAGTTGGGTTCAGGAATAAGAGTTTTCTTCTTTTTCTCAACAAACTTCGCTTTCTTTTGTCTTTTAGCAGGCATTTCTTATCTCTTCATTTAGGTCGGAAACAACGTCGAGAAGCGGCGAATCCTTTGCGATATACCTAAGTGCTGCTACATCTTTCGGAAAGCAGTGTCCGCCGTATCCGAACTCTCCATCAGGTCCAGGAACTTGGGTATGTGATCTACCAATGCGTGGATCTAAAGTTACAGCGTCGACCATCTGATCAAACCCATCAAACCCGATATCATCAAAGATTCGATACATTTCATTAAAGAATACAACTTTAGTTGCAAGGAAACAGTTTTCAACATATTTAGAAAATGCTGCTTGTTGTAACGTGCAGTATTTGACATTTTCTAATTTAGGTAGTACGGGGCGAAAAAACTCGTCCCAGAACCGACAATTATCTCCACCGTAAATGGCAAACGTTTGATTAAGAAACTCTTCACACGGATCGCGATGTATATTAGATCCACCAAGGAACTCTGGTGAGTAGGTATAACTACCCTCTCGCACTCCTGTTTCCCAATCCAACCAAACAGGATCGACGGCAGACTTAATCAGGTATTTTGCGTTGCCGTACTTTGTTAGGACTTGTTCGACATAATCTGTATTACACATACCAGATTCATGAGCAGGAGTAGCAACACAAACAATTACTCCGTCAACAGGATCTCCGACATTCTTAAAGTTATATCCTTTTGCTGGGTCATCAATATAAATATCCATTTTGTCGGGATCATATGCTTGAAGAGCATAATAAATTGCCTGACCAACTGCTCCATAACCTGCGATTACAAATTTCATAAATATACGTACTCCAAAAAGGAAAATAAAATGTCAGACGATATCTTTGATTTTGGATTTACTGCTGTTAACGAGGAAGAACTCGAAGCAGTACAGCAAGCAAC